CGACATTGTGATTTCCTCTTCCATTCATTCTCTCCTCATAAGATTTCTTTAAAGTTGCTGCTGGTTCTACAATTGTAACCACCCAATCTGGATTGATTGCTATATCAGTATCATCAGACAAAGGAATCCAAGGATATACTGAAATATTATATGCTCTCGTTTCTGGTTGCTCCGAATCTTCCATCAATACTTGCGGTTGAGTCAGTTTAACAACATAAGGATTAGAAAAAATATAAGAAACAATTTTATTTGTTTCTTCTGAGATTGCTTCTCTAATATCTGCGATTACATCTTCACCAGATTTTAATAATGCTAATTTTACAGTCATTTTACTCACATACCTGTTAGAATTATAGCACAAAAAAAGGGGAGGTGTCAAACTGGTTTTTGCCAGTTACCTCCCTGCGGCAACGATATTTTTGGGGTAGACTCAAGTATTTATAGGTACTCTTTTCTGTTGTGGTGTTCTGGAACAATCTTTCCTAGTCGAATGGTAAGTAGTCCATCCTCAAAGGTGACTTCTCGGACTTCGGTGTCGTCGGATAGTGTCCATGCTCTCTTGAAACTTCGTTGAGCCAGACCCTTGTGGACAAACGTCCTATCCGATTCTGTATCTGATTTTTGCCCTTCGACAAAAAGTTTTCCATACTCTGTGAAGACATTTACTTCCTCCTTTTTAAATCCTGCAAGTGCAATCTCCAAATGAGACTCTACATTATTTACCTGAATTAGATTATAGGGTGGATAGTTATTTGTAGTTTCGTGAAGATTGAATAGACGATCAAAATATTCATCCATTCCAATACTATTGCGAGTAATCCTATCCATCAAGGCAGGAAGATCCGCAGATGTGTATCTAGAAAGATTAGTCATTATGGTAGCTCCTTTTTAAGCGAGTTTGTGTTTTGTGGACCCCGAAGGCGTCCTTATTATATAGGAGTTTATAATAAAAAAGGGAGTGTTGAACTCCCTACTTTATTATTCGGTTTCTTCTTCAACACGTTTCTTTTTAGCACCAATATTGTACTTAGTCTCCAAAATCCAATCTGCCTTGTCCTTGTAAGCAAGAACTTTGATTTGATTGAGTGGAGCAATATCAGTAATACTTTCTGGTTTGACGATTGTAATCAATCCCCAATCAGCAAGAAGTTGAATAATACGATTACGACGTTGTACGTCATTTACAGTAAGATTTGCGTGTTTACCATCTAAAGCAAACAATTCTTTAAAATGTACAAGGTAGTATCTACCTTGCTTATGAAGAATATGGCAAGATTGGTAAATCTTTTTCTCTTTGCGTGATGCGACACCAATACGCGTGAGTGTTTCACGAACCTTCAAAAAATCGTCAGGTTCATTCAAAATCACTTCAACCATTTGGTCTTGCGACCAAATCACAATAGGTTCATTTACAACACTCATTTTGTTCCTCCAGTTTCAAGTTTTGATTTTATAAAATCGAGTTGTTCTTTCGTAAGAATTTTCAAAGCTTGCTTTGCCTTCTCATTACTATAACCATAGTAAGATTTGACTATTTCAAGGTCTTTAATTTTTTCTTGTTTTAACCAAGGAGAGAATCTCTTCTTTTTCCTGATTATATTTATAAAAAAATCATATTGAAGTTTCTTATCTAATGAGGAGAACTTATTCATCTCATTTGCGTACATCAAACAATCAATATGTCCCGACAAACATCTGTTAATAATATAAGGAGCATACTCCTTTATAGAGGAAGGGTCTTCCTCCATAATATTTTTTTTATTTTGATTGATTGAGTTCAACCAATCCTTCAGTTCAATTTTCATTCGTATAAGATGCTGGATGAAAATTACAATACTCATTAAACACAATCTTACATTCTTTGTTAGTAAGATTACAATACTCTGCTGCCTTTGGAAGATTCCACTTAGCAGCAAAAAGCATTTCCATTGCTTCTCTTGTTTCAGGTCTCATTTGAAATTACACTCACACATAATCAACTATAAATTTTTCATAATCTCTTTTTAATTCAGTTAATGATAATCCGGTTTTATCTGGAATATTTTCAACAGGAATCATCCAAACTTTATCATCCATAATACTAATAAAAGTCATATAATCTACTATTTGTTTATAATGAATTTTATCTCTATGATTAGTAACAAGATGAAAATCCATTTTATCAGTTTGTGATGTTGACTTTACTTGTACTCTATCCCACAATTTACCATCTTTAGATATCAAAAAATCAAATCCCCAAATATCTTCAACTGGTTTAGAAACTTGATATCCTTTAACCATCATTAAGTTTTTAAATTTATCTTCACAAAGTCTACCAAGACCCTTCCTCAAAGTTGCAATTTTAATATCTTCGGAATTAAATAAACAATTTTTAAGAACTTGATTTGTGCCAATTAATTCTTGATATTTAATTTTGGCTTGTTTAATTGCTTCTTCTTTATATGAAGTCTTCAAAGATCTAATAACTCTTTGTTTCCATTCAGGTTTTTTAAGAATTTTAATATACCAATGCGATTTCCCATATCTTTTAAAAATAAAAGCATCTGGGTCATCATTAAAACGCTCTTCATCTTGAAATACAATTTTCATTTAAAACTACACTCACACATAATTTCTGTTAATGCTGCTAAGAGGTTAATCTCCTGATCAGCCACGAACGCAATTTGGTATTGATACTTAGCAACAATAAGAACGGCAGCGGGGATAGATGCGGGTGCAAGACTATCATAGCAGGCGTCATAAACCCTGCGAAGAATGACAGAAGAATCGTTGTCCAAGTTGGAGACCACCCACTTTCGGACTTCAGAAAAGTTTTTATTTTTGAGATGAGTAATAAGGTCATTTACAGCAACATCAGAAAAAGAAGCAAGAATACCACTATCTATTTCACCACCAACAGAGTACCTTTGGCACTCATTTAGAACTCTCCTCCAATCAGGGAAATGAGAATTTATCAGTTGGGCAAGAACTTTCGGATCATATTTGATGCTCTCTTCATCCAAGATGTTTTGTAAACGCTTGAAGAAGGATCCTGCCAACTGGGCTTTTTCTTTTCCTTTGATACTGAACTCGACCACAGCACATCGGGAATGGAGGGGTTCAATGATTTTGTTCTTGTAGTTACAGGTGAAGATAAATCGGCAGTTGCTATAAAATGCCTCAATATTCGCCCGTAGTAAGAGTTGAACGTCTGCGGTTGTGTTATCACTTTCATCCACAATAATGACTTTGTGTTTTCCATTTGCTTGAAGTGAAACGGTCGAAGCAAAGTTCTTTGCTTGGTTCCGTACCGTGTCCAAAAATCGTCCTTCGTCAGATCCGTTGATAACATAATAATCTACTCCAAGTTCTTCGCATAATGCTTTTGCTACTGTTGTTTTTCCTACTCCTGGAGGTCCAGCAAGAAGAAGGTTTGGTATTTCTCCCCTCTCAACAAAATCCAAAAATGTTTTCTTAATACCATCAGGAAGAATACAATCCTCAATTTTACGAGGACGGTATTTTTCCACAAACAAAAAATCTTTACTCATCAATAAACCTCATTTAATACATTCCAAATACTTCGTTGGTTTTTGCCCATAATATCAGCAATCTTTCTTTGAGACAATCCTTGCTCTGAAAGATTTTTAATTTTTTGCTTTACACCATCCTCCATTTGTAATCTTCCTTTTTTGGGTTCTGGTCTCCCCAAATGAGACCTTCTTGTGTTTTCTGAACGAGGTAACCACCTAAGATTTTCATTTTTATTATTTGTTTTATTTTCATCAATATGGTCTATACACCAATCTTTACCTTTTGGTCTTGGTTCCCCCCAACATTCTACCACAAGTTGATGTAGTCTTTTTTCACGAACTACAACATAACCATCTCGTTTATCAACTCTCCCAATAGGTTTCACATTTAGAATTTTACCACAAGCACTAACATAAATGTCAGGATAAGTTTTTGATTGTTTGTAAGTAATTCCGTCGAGTTCCATTAGAAAAGTTATAACTAATATTATTTATAACCAAACTACACAAAATGTCGTTTGGTTAATCAAATCCATTCAGGTTTTCTATCAGGAATTTTTAGGTAATTGTCCTTTACCCAAGGTTTAGACGCAACATACTTTTGATATGCTGTTGGAGTATCAATACTTTCATCAAGTTTGAACTCATCAGGCATTGCACGAGTAAAAGATTTTACATTCTTGTATATTCCAAGATTTTCTTGCGAGTTATCCAGAAAGATAACTTCTGCTGCTAAAAGACTATCAAAGCAAGAATGAATTTTACCATAACGATGCCGATACTCATTACAAAGAGCATAACCGTGCAGAATCAACCAGGCAAGGTTTTCATAGTTCTCTGCTGCCCATACAGTACAAGGATGATTTCGGAATGCTCCCTTTTCAGTACTATAAGGGGTTCCATCCTTTTTAGGAATAGTACCCCAATTATAATACCACTTGGAGAAGATGACAGAGACCATTTGACAGGTTTCCAAGGGCATTTTCACTACGTGTTTGTCAGGAAGTGCCGCAGCAGAAATTACAGGACATTCATCAACGACAAAAATATTCATAATATAAAATAAAAAAATTAATTAATACAAATCCATTTTTTCCAAGTTGGTGAGTTTGATTTTACTCTTGCTCTAGCACAACTATACCCGATATTATAATGATCGGCAATATCTTTTAGTCCAGTAAAATAAGTGTCTTCTATCATATATGTTTTTTTCTTTGATTTACTTATACTTTTACCCCTATTAATAAGAAATTGTTTATCATTTTCAAGTTTTCTTATTTTTTCAAATCTTTTTTCTATAAGTTCTTTAGAATGTTTTTTTCCTTTCAGACTTTGACGCATTTTTTCAATTGATTTTTCTGCCAATCTAATTTGACCTCCAGGAAGAATATTATAGTAAGGTTTAAGAGTGTCTATGTAATGAATTTCTTTTTCATTCAATTCATTTAAATTAATAGCAGTATCTAAAATTTCAATAGTAAAATTTTCTACTCCATATTTCCTCATAGAATTATGAAGTTTATATCCACCACCACGAATAGACATTTCCTTATGTTTTCTAAATCTATACTCAACATTTTTTATGGTTTGACCTATATAAAATTCTTCAGTTTGTATGTTGGTTATTTTATAGATAAACATAAAAAGTATCCTATTACATTACTATTTATATAATAGGATACTTTCATATTTACTTAAACATACTATCAGGTTCCAAAGCGATCCAGTAAGTCAAATTATACTTCTCATTTGTGAATTTAGACAGAAGTTTCTCCGACACAACTACATCATAAGAACCAGGAATAATCTTAATGTTTTCTACCTTGAAGTTAAAAGTGAATTCTTTATCAGTCTCACCAACTACAATAGAGTATTCGTTGGAAGTATCATTCTTCTTATCACGAACAACCAAACGAATTACACCTGCTTCACCAACAGCAGAAAGGTCTGGAAGTTGATAAACTGCTGCTGCTTTGATGAGTTTATCAAGTTGCGAATGTTCTAGTTGAAAACAAACATCTTCAGAAGGAAGTGAAATTTCTTTTTCTGGTGGTGATACAATCACTTCAGGGTCAGCAAAGAAATATTTTACACGACGTTTTCCTTCACGAATAATAACGTGCGAATCATTTTCAAAATCAAGGTCAGGGTCTTGGTGTAGTCCCAAACCATTTAGAAATTGATTGAGGTCATAAATCGCAAAATCTTTTTCAAATGTTTCTTCAACTTCTGCCTCTGAAAGAATGTTCTTCATCACAGAAATACTACGCAATTTATTTCCTTTTTTGATAAGGATACTTTGGTTAATGGAAGAAAAATTTTTTAAAATTGCCAAAGTTTTTTCAGATAATTTCATTTTTTAATATTGTAAATAGGTAAGTTTAGTTTGTTCTTCCAACGATAAGGAGCAAAAAAGTTCCCAAGCAGCGGAAAGTTGAGCATTTGATTTTTTTCTATGGCAATCTTTACATAGTGGTTGTAAATCTGTAATTTCTTTTTTTATACATTCCCAACTCATGGAGGATGGTCTTTTATTCCAAATTATATTACCACTAGTATTCCCAGTTCTAAGTTTTGTTTGTTTTTCTTTTTCGGAAGAAGTTCTTGGCATAATATGATCAAATTCAATATTTTTGGTTGATCCGCAGGATACACATACTCTCCCAACGTTTTCAAGCAAATATTCCTTTTTTTTGTGGTAATGATCTCTTTGTAGTTGCCTTTGTCTTTCTCTATTTTGAGATTTCCATTCTTGTTGGTATTCTTTTTTAGTTTTGTCTTTGTATTCGTTTTTGGGCATAAATATTTTTCATCTAATAGTATTTAGAAAAATATTTATGTTAGTGGTCTTTTCAGAAAGTTTCATAGTTTGGGGTTTAATTTTCACTTATTTTCAACGAGATTGAGATGATTAATCAAAAGAATAGTATAGTGTAGAACTTTAAACAAGTCAGCACGAGGAGTTCCTTTGGTATCATAACGGTCAGTATACTTGGTAATGTTGCCAGCACAAAATCCTTCACGTCGATTGTGTTTAATCTTATCAAGGGTTTGTTCTTTTCCACCACCAGTCCTATCAACATAATGTTGACCATAAGTACCAGTAATATATTCTTCAAGTTGTTTCAGGATTTTGTCTTCATTGTATTTCCAGAAACCATTAGCATTCGTGTTTTCAGGCATATTCGCAGGGGATTTTGCGAGTTTCATTGTAAACTCATTAAAATTTTTTTCGTCCTCAGGTCCAAACATAGTAAAGAAAGTCATAGCAACCTCTACCAATCATACCAAAAAACCAAAGGTCAGTCAACCATTTTACTAAATCCTTTAATCTTTTCAAATTTAATAACTCTGTCAAACTTATCAATCAATTCGTCTGTCTTATGTGAAATCACAAATATATTAGTATCTTTTATCACATATTTAATAATTCTTGTAAAATAATCTGTTCCCATAAAGTCCAAAGAACTATCAAATACCTCATCTAAAATAAGAAGATTGGTATTGACTGAGTTTTTCATTCTTGCAATTTCTCTCCAAGTAAACAGAATTGCAAGATTAATTCTCATCTTCTCTCCTTCACTAAAACTTTCATATGTAAAGTCTTCGTGAATAGGAGATTTAATATTTTCTTTAAATTCTTCATCTAAAGTAAAATTAATATAAAAATCCATCATCTGCAGATACTTATTAATCTGCTGATTCATAAGAGGAAGATACTTTTTAATAATTTTACCCTTAATACCACCATCTTTCATTAATGAATGTGCAAAGTCAAAATAAGAAACATCTTCTTTATTCTTTGCTTTTTCTGTTTGAATTAAATCCAAAGTTTGTTCTAATTCAATTAATGCTTTTCTTTCAGTATTTCTATTTTTAATTTTGTTGGTAATGTCTTGAATTTCTTGGTCAAAGTCTCTTGATTGTTTATTAAGTTGTGAAATTTTAACATTGTTATTAGAAATTTCATTGTTTAAAGAACTAATCTCCTTTGAAACGACACTAAATTCACGTTCCCTCTTTTCCTCCTGTTGAATTGCTGCTTTCAATTCATTATAACCTTGCTGAAGTTCCTTTGCTTTGGTTTCAGATTCATTTACTTTATTTAATCTAAATTCCTCTTCAATAGTTTGAGTACAAGTAGGGCATACCGAATTATTATTAAAAAACTTATGTTGTTCTGTAATACTTGATACCTTTTCAGAAATCTTACCCTTTAAATTAGAAAGTTGTTTTAGTTTCTTAGATGCGTCTAGAAGGTCCTCTAGTTGGGGTTGAAGAGTATTTGATACTTCATCTACCTTCTGTGTATTCTCTGCTGTTAACTGGTCGATATAAGTGCCAATAGAAATGATTTTATCTCTTTTCTTTTCTATATTTTCTTTACCACTTTTTTCAATACTCTCAATAAATTCTTTTTGCATCTCAACCTTGTCTTCGGTCATTGATTGCTTCAAAGAAAGTTCTTTGATTTTATCATTTGTATTTTTAATTCTATCTTTAATTACAGCATTCATCGCAGAAAAGATTTTAATATCTAACAAATCTTCTACAACTTCCCTACGATTTGCCGTAGATAGTTGCATAAAAGGCACAAAGGAAGCACTACCCAAAATTACAATTTGAGTAAATGACTTATAGTTTAATTTTAGAATACTATCTTCTAGTTGTTTTTGTTGGTCTGTCGATGATGCTGCTTGATTTTGTAAGATACCATCAATCCAAATCTCAAAAATATTTGGTTTAATTCCTCTTTTAATTTTATATTCTTTTGTTCCAATACTAAAATCAATCTCAACCAAACATTCCTTTTCGTTGGTTGAATTGATTAATTGAGATTTATTAATTTTGCGAAATGCTTTATTGAATAATCCAAAACAAAGAGCATCAAGCATCGTGCTTTTGCCTGAACCATTCGCACCAACAATTAATGTAGTTTGCGTATCTGTAAATTCTATCTCTGTTGCTTGATTTCCAGAAGAAAGAAAATTACGATATGCGATTTGTTTGAATAGTATCATAATCTCTTGGTGGTATCACAAATTCATTTGGGGTAATTATAACATAATTATATCCATACATCTCACAAGTTTTTATCGCCATTTCATCATCAACTTCTATCACAGTCATTTCTGGATAATCTTCCGCCATTAGAAGACCAGAATACCTTTCCGCATCATCTTCTTCTTCAAAAAAGTACAAAGCCTTTTCACCATGTTCATCAGCTACTGCGTATGCCCCTTCTTCTTCTTTTTCTAAGATAGTGAGTAAAAACATTATTCTACTTCCAGTGCTTCTTTATAAAATTCCCGTAAGAGTTTTTTAATAGTGTTCTTGTCTAATTCAAATTCAGACTCTTCCACATATTTATCCAAAATACTTAACGTATCCTCTGTTGGGATTTCATCGCAATTTACATCTTCATCATAAACATCAACATTCTCGATAATTTTAAGTTCTAATGGATTTACTTTAACTATTGAATCCACAAACTTATCAAACATCTTATAGTCATCTCTTTGACGAACAACGATTTTAATCATTTTATCAGTCAAATAAGATGCGTCAAAATCTTTTGGATTATTATTTTCATAATAAACTCTCTCAAACATTGTATAAGGATTTTGGTAATAATCTAGTTTATAATCATCCGTATCAAAAATATGAAATCCTCTTTTATCATTCAAATCATTCCAAAACATTTGATATGGATTTCCAAGATAAAATATTTTACCATCATCACTACGAGTATGATAATGCCCAGAATAAACTCTATCAAACTTTTGAAATACTTTTTTATCTAGTCCTTCTTCGTGAATGTGCCCTGGATAGACTGAAAATCCATTTAGTTCAAGGTGTCCGAAAACAACTTTTGCTTCTGTTTTTTCAAGAAGTTCAAAAGTTTCTTTTTCATTATCAGTACATATCCAAGGAAGAAGAACTGTTTTCATTCCCTCAATAGTATATTCTTTTGGTTTAGAAACTCTAACTACATTAAAATATTGTTGAAGAAGTGTATCTATCGCATTGATTTCATTACTGTTTTTATAATAAGCATCGTGATTTCCTACAATATTATAAACAGTAATTCCCAAATCTTGAAATCTATCATAAACATTTTCCTTTGCCCAATCAAGAGCCCAGTAATCTACACCTTTACGATTATCAAAAGCATCACCCAAATGAATGACTGTTTTGATTTTGTTTTTCTTTAATGTAGGAAAAAAGATTTCATTATAAAATTTAGCAAAATACTCGTGAAATGCTTTATTTGCTTTGCGGAAATTATAATGAGTATCAGTAATTAATCCAATCTTCATTGATAATGTTTCATTTGAATATTTTCTTTAATTGTATTATAATCAGAAGAATTTAATTTATCCCCATCAACAGAAAATACTTGATCAAAACCACTTCTTTCAATAATCTTTTCTTTAATTTCCATCTGTCTTTTTTCTTTCTGAATACGACGCAGGAAGGCATAATAAACAATCTGTGTAAAATACGCAAATGGATTTGTACGTTCTACATCAAAGTTATTAATATACTGAACACAATTCTCAATACCATCTGAAATCATATCCTCACGGAACATATAATTCACAAAGTTTGGACGATATGATAAGTGGGTAGCAATTTTTAAAAAACAATCACCAATATAATTAGGAATGATTGGATTTGGTAATCCCTTTTCCTTTGCTTGATTTACTTTAATTTTATAATTAATCAACGCATCGTGAAAATCTTTATTATTTACATAATGTGGATTTTTCTTTACTTTATTCATTTTTGAATTTAACATAACTGATTACTTTTCCTTATTATAACACACAATAGCAATAGTTGACAACTATA